AGGTGCTCCGAACACATGTCCGGCTCCCATGTCGACAAAATTCGACTTGAAGTAGTGATGTCCGACGCCACCTGGGTTAGCGGTGTACAAAATTCGAGGAAAAAGACCTTTCCACTGCGCTGGAACACTCATCGAACCGAGTCGAACACGACTTCGGATGAATCGAACCATTGCGGGGGTGAAGTGAGTAGCTTCGTCAATGATCAAAAAGCCAATTTGAGCACCTTGATGTGTGTAAATGTCTCTCTCATATTGACTATGCGCTAGCTGAATACGACTTCCGTTGTAAAAAGTGAACGAAAAGTCGGATTTGGAGAACACACAATCGCCTGAGTCGATCAAGTCCTTCAGCATCTCAATGTAACCACCAGGAGTGTACACGTGGTTTGCCAGAACCTCCTTGAACGTCCGACGAAACAGGTAAGTGATCAGGCCTGGAACCTCAAGGCTATACACGATGCTTGCGACGCGCGCCAAATAGCTCTTGCCACCACCTGCAGCACCTCCGTAGAGAATCTCATTTGCTGGCGTGACAAGAGCTCGTTGTTGCTTCGGATATAGCTTGAATTCAGTCATCGAAATAGTCGACGCAACAACTCAAGAAGCGAATAGGTTTTCGTCTTGGACATGCTCGTCCTTGATTGCAACACATTTCAACCTCACCAATTAGCAAGGGCCACAGCGGTCTCCCGGCTAGGCATACCTGCCTCGCCCTGAACCCGGACCTCAACATCTTCGACGTCAAACAGAGATACTCGCACGACCTTCTCTTCACGCATATCGCCTTTAACTTCGACAGACTTGAGCTCAGGCTCGAGGTACTTCGCAATCGTCTTGTGGCACTCGAACTGAAGTTTCAGGTCCGCGTCCTGATGATGGGCGATGCGCGCAATACTCAGGAGCGGGTGATAGTTGGGAAATTCTGCATGGAGCATGGCTACTAGTGCACTGCTCCGTGTACTCGTAACTGGCAGCATGATATTCCTTTACACGAAATCTTGCATAAATTATACAGGTCCTTCAGGCCCTTGTACATGCTTGAACGCAATGGACCATGATCGAGGATTTGTGCATGGTACTGTATGCTATCCTCTTGGAACATTGATCTCATATCGTCGCCTATCGCACCAAGACCCTCGCCCGTCGATACAAGCAGTTTTGTCGCAAATAGTCTGGAATTGAAAAAAATTCCCCGCGAGGTGAGAAGGCGGGCCCTCGGCCGATGGGGCCCCATTTCACCATGCGAAATATCATCTCGTGAAATCCATTTTCACGATGTGAAATGATTTATCATTTCATATTATGATATTATTTATCACATTATGATATAAATCTAAATGAGAATGATTATCGATTAGATTTAATCCATACTAATTTAGTCAAGCATTTAATCCATACTAATTTAGTCAACTATCCTTAATCCATACTATATTAGTAGACTATTAGAAGTGATAATTATTCTCATCTTAATCCATACTAATATAGTCAAGTATCCATATCACAATGTGACATCGACCCTCGCCAAATGAGGTTAATCCATACTAATTTAGTCAAGATTATCGTTACAATTCTTTACGATTTTCTTGTGTACATTTCCCTAAAAACGTAGTAGACGAATCCACGAAGTAGCGATTTGTTTTTCTTATCGAAAAGTCATTCCCAATAAAAAAGATTTTTGTGTACAAACCCAATTTTCGTGTTATAATTCTTCCATGATCGATGCAAAAGGAAGCTTACACCATCGGTCAGGGATTTAAAAATAAATTCAAAAAGTAGTGTACAAGCTTCAAAACGCGGTAGAATTAGATTGTGTTCAAACAAGAACACATTTCTTAAATCTCAAATCTGAAAGGTCTTATCATGGAAAACGTCACCACTCAAGTTGCCGAAGTTGCTGCTCAAATCGAGCTCATCAACCTCGAGGACAAACTCACCATGAAGGCATTGGCCGAAAAGCTCAATGAAGTCATTACGAAGCTCAACGCATCCTCGCCCCAAGCAACTCGCAACCGCGGTCCTCAATCCGAACGTACCATGACGGATGAAGATGCACGTCGCATCATGTTGGGCGATTTGAAGGAAGCATCCCACAAGGATGCAGCGGAGCAACTCGGTTTGTCCTACGGCCAAATCTACTCGGCACGTAAGGGATTCACCTTCAAGGCTATCTACCAAGAGATGATCAAAGGCACCAAAGCCGAATAAATCACCTCACTCGGTGAAAGCCTCCTTCGGGAGGCTTTTTTATGCGTCGAACTTAACTGAGAATAGTTATCATTTACACATCGTCTAGATGCGCACCGGTCAGCGTCATTTTCTCACTAATATACAGCTACGCACTTTCACTTTCGCGCTGATCAGAGCGCATCTCGCTACTCTCATCAGAATCGCTCCAGTCAGTTCAAGTCACTTGCCAATATCTACCTACGCACTCTCATTTTAGTGCTGACCGGAGCGCATCCAGCTACTCTGGATGCCATCCACCTAGCTGCTACTTTTCACGCCCCTCCAATAACTCAAGGACCCGCTGGGGAATCCAAACGAAAAAGAAGCCGGAGTTCCCTCCGGCTTCGACTCGGACCCCTTGAGATTACGCCAGAAGCGCTTCGCCCGTCGCCTGAGGGGCCGATTCAGCCTCTTCAGCCACCGAGGCGGCCCCTTCGCTCTTGGCCTTGCGAGGCTTGCGACGATTGCCGCCACCACCGTCGGCCACCGCACCGTCCTTGGTCGTAACGCTCTGACCACGGGCGGCGACGCGATCAGCCTCGAACTTGGCAGCTTCTTCAGCCGTAGCCACCGGAGTGGTTTCCAGTTCGGTGATGATCTTGTCCACTTCGCCAGTCGACCACTTGGGATGACGCTTCAACCATTCCAGACCTTGGTCGATTTGCTCTTGCGTGGGCTTGAAGTCAGCACCGACATAAGCGAAGTTGCGATTTTTCTTGATGTCATCGATCTTGCCCACGGTCGTACCGTACATCGCTGCCAGGTCCTTGGTGGCGTCGCCCTTGTTGTTGCCGAAGCCAATCTGTGCGACCACCGCGACCGGCATACGGCCGTTGATGATGTTGGGATTCACTTTCTTTTCCACTGCGGTTGCTTCAGTCATGATAGTTCCTTTTCCACTTGGTTATGGCCTGCAAGATGGCCGGTTGTTTGCTTGCATGTAGTATATTCTACTACCTATTTTCAACTTGTACACACCCTCGATCAACGCCCCTTGCTTATCGCCCGAGTCACTCATCTAATTTGCGTACAGTTTGAATCTTACCGTCTTTTCTAGCGTTGTACACGCCCTCGTTCAATGATCCATATTCAAAGATAATCCATCCAACAACTGCGAAATACCAACCATGCCCTATCCATGCCCATACTAGTAGGCAAAGCCCGATTGCTTTCATGTTTTACTCCCGAGGACCACTTTCAAAATGATCACCATTACTCCGAACCCGATCCGAACAATCGTGAAGCCCAGATGGACCATTATTTTGAGTAAATCTACCATGCACGTCGCCCTTCGTCCGATGCGCTCTGAACGAATTAAAAATTGAACATATATGCTACCTTAGGTAGCACCAAAATGAGCGCCCCAGAGCGTTTTAGATAGCAACGGAGCGCATAATAGTAGCTATTATATACTAAAGTTGCAGAAATAGTTCAAATGCGATCAACGACCGATGATCACACGGATTTTTGGCCGCCCACTCATCGAACATCGCCCGTCGAGCTCCCTGATGAACTACTCGGATGGTGCATCCGGTAACAAAATCACGGAACTTAGTATACAGGGAAGTGTCTACTTTCAGAGGTTCGTCGCCCTTCGCCCCGATGTACCACAAAACAGGCTCTTGACCAGCATCAGCCACGAACTTAAAACCTGGTAAATCGCTCCAAGTGCTCTTTCCGGCGGCCTTTTTTGAAAACATATCGTAGAGTTGCTCGAAAGTGGGTACAACCCCAGATGTTTGAGTTGTGTACCTCGCAGCCCCATAATGTCGAGTACAGACCCACGCCGCTCGCCCTCTAAAATCAGGTTGCTGCTCCCTCAGGTTTTCAAAATGATGCAACGGTGGGTCAAACAATCGTTGCATGCTTCGAGATACAGGAGCATCACAGAAGATACAGGAGCATTCAGGCTTCTCGCTCATCGGCTCAAGAACGAAGCCAGGAAGATCACGGTTACGTTTGACTTGGTCAAAGTTAGCCAGTGTTTTATTTGATACTCGCATGATGTTCTCCAATCAAAATCAAATTGTATCATTAAAATAACTACTAATAAAATAACATAATAATGAACCATGAATTTGGCAAACTACACTATACTATTAGCAAAGGGGGCCCTCCAACTTTTTATGCTGTTTATTAGTAGTTATTATTTATTTCCTTATTAAAACTTACAATAAAATGATGATAGCCCCCTTTTCCTCCTAACTACTACTATAGTCCTATTTTGAGCATTCTAAAAATTATTATATAAAGAATAAATTAGTTGTAAATATTCCTATTGACAGAGCTATTGACGCTTCTGATGATGATGAGAGGGCCGATGGGCATGGTCCGTTTGTCGGTTTTCGCTGAAACTCAGTGAATTTACACTTTTGACCATGCATGGTCATCCATGCTACATCTGACTAAAATTATAGTAGCATGGTACCCTTGAGCATGGGGTAGTAAATTCATCGACCACAAACAAAAAGCGTGTACACGATAGCACATCTATGATAAGATATTTCTATGAAAAAACGAACTCCAGAGGCATTCGCAAGTATCTTGGTCGCACGATTTTTATGCGAACGTCGCCCTATGCCTGGCGTGTCAAGCACGACAGGATACCTGTATCACGTGCCGACGATGCTGAAGGACTTCATTTACCACTGTATTGAGGACCATATACCCCAGCAGGTTCACTATAAAACTGCGACGGGCGTGGGTAATCGTTCTCTGTTAGAGTTTCATTTACCATCGTATCTTTGGGGGTTCACAGGGGACCTTAGCGTGGCCCTCAGCGGACCTATGATGGAACCTTGCAAAGAATCAATAATCTATGATCGCGGAGCGTACATACGAGCGCAAGGTATAGTAAGATTACGACACGAGCATCAATTTGAGACGAACGTCGTATCCTCGCGAAAGAGTGAGAGTCAGCAATGGCTCGAATCCTTAGGGTACGATACGCTCGGAGAGATGCTGGTGATGCACAGAAGAGAGTTCGAGGAGTGGATAAAGATGGTCGTCCTCACGAGAGCGAGATGCAAACCTGTATCAAGCGAAGAGATGGCCGCAATCGAGAGTTTAATAGGGTCTGGGACTTGGCAACGAGTTATCCCAGTTCGAGTGTTGGAGTAGCGTAAGGGCGACCGCGCGAATACATGGCTGTATAGGAGAAACAGAATGGGAGTTGATGTGACGTTGTACAAGCGGCCGAATGGGGCTACGGAGATAGTTCATGTAACGAAAGTGAGAGATGGGGATGTGGAATGGTTCTTGGAGAATAGTGCGAAGTTGTCCATGGAGGACATAGGTGGAGATTTCGTGGTGTATGCGGACGTTGGGGCGACAGACCCGGATGGTGAACCTATCGAAGCAATAGAAATTGCCATGGGGCGAAGTTGCGAGGACACGTTTAGCGCATTGCGTAAACAAGCGGAAGGTGTGATTGTCGCAGCCTCGACCGAGTCTACGAAGGAAGAGTGATGGGGCAAGCTAAGCAAAGAGGCTCGTACGAGGAGCGACGGGCGAAGGCCATCGACCGGCGGGCTAGGGAGATTGCGCTTCAGCAAGAGCTGATGAGACGACGCCCGTCGCCTAAGCATACACGGACTATGGCGTTGCTAGCAGCCATGGTAGCCATAAGGGGTTTGAAATGAACATCTTCGTCTTGAGCGAATGCCCCATCGAGGCGGCGCAGATGCAGTGTGACAAACACGTCGTGAAGATGATTGTTGAGACTGCGCAGATGTTGTGCACCGTTGGCACGGGTCCATGCAAGAGGACTCACGCGTCACATCCATGCACTGTATGGGCGGGGCGAAGTAAAGCGAATTTTGAGTGGCTCGTGGCGCATGGCTTGGCTCTTTGCTCTGAGTACACATACAGGTATGGCAAACGTCATCGGACCCAGGACGTCATCGAGGACATCCTAGAGCCTGGGGCGTGGGCTGCTGAGGGTCTGACGAAGTTCGCATTGGCAATGCCAGATGAGTACAAGCGGCCAACCGCCGTGGAGTCATATCGGGCCTATTATCACAGCAAATCACACTTCGCCCGATGGACGAGGCGCGAGGTTCCAGGATGGTGGCAAAATGACTGACAAAACTGAGAAATTGGTATCTTGTTATACATGCAAGCATCGCCATTCACACAAGGAAACAGAGAGTTGGGAGTTATCTCACATCTTTTGGTGGGTACATATTTGTGACGTTCGTCCAAATGTGGCTAACTTAAAGCAGTTTCCATTCAGTAACACTAATTGCACAAAACATGAAAAGAGGATAAAATGAATTTGGTTTATGAGGACACATTCAACATGCTATGCGGGGACCTGCTGGGTGAGGGCATTCATCGGAAGGTTTTTGCTTGCAAGATACGAGATGATCTCGTGGTGAAAGTGGAATCGGACACGACAAGTCGCTACTTCGCCAATGTGCTCGAGATGAAGTTCTGGTGTGACCATCAGCACTACAAGAAAGTCGCGGATTGGTTGGCACCATGTGAATTCCTGTCTCCAGACGGGCGAATTCTTTTGCAGCGACGGTGCGAGGCTGTTGGCAAAACGTTTTTGCCTGAGAAGGTGCCGGCATTTCTGACCGACATCAAGAAGAGGAATTTTGGCTATTTTGAAGGGCGCGTCGTGTGCGTGGACTACGCCATGACGATTCCTAATCCGTCCACGAGGATGAAGGCCGTTGACTGGAGATAGCAGGTCGTTGCGCGATGGTGTGTACAACGACTAAAAAGCGTGTAGAATAGCAACTGTAGCAAATTGCTACTAATCGAAATAAGGAATACGAACATGAGTGAACCAGTCCAATTCAAATCCATCGACGAAGCGATCGAAGCCTACGTGGCGACGCGCGATGAGCTTCGTGCAAAACAGCAAGCTTTCAAGCTTGAGGAAGACGGCATGAAGCTGCGTATGGAGCAAATCTCCATGTGGCTGCGTGATAAAGCAGACGAGCTTGGCGTCGACAGCTTCAAGACTCAATTTGGCACCGCCTATCGCAGCGTCAAAACCAGCTATCGCGTTGCAACTGGTGGTTGGGACGCTTTCATCGGTTGGGTGAAGGAAACAGGTAATTTCCAGTGCTTGGAAAAGCGGGTTGCCAAGCTAGCTACCAAGGAAATTCACGATGACACAGGCGCCATTCCACCTGGTCTTGATTACGTAGCGGAAGTCGAGTTCGACGTCCGTCGTCCAACCAAAGCAAAGGCTTAAAACCATGAGCAAAGAACCAACTCACGAGGTACTTTATCCAAAACGTTTGGTCGTCGTAATGGCGTACATGTTTGGTTGGAAGATGCCTCCGGCTCTTGTCACCATCACTCATCATGATGGTCGTCAACAACGATACGCGGTCCAAGCGAATCGTCCGCACTGAACCCTACGCCCATGTATCATGCCGGAGCATGGGGGAAGAGGGATTATCCGGCTGAACTTTCCAATTGGAGAAATACGAAATGAGTGAAAAGCAAAATCTGCCCGCAGTGCCGGATTATCTGAAGGCCTACATGGCTAAGCCCAACACGGAAGCTGATAGCTTGGCATCGAGCAGCATCTCGATTCCTCGCATCTCCTTGCGTGGCCGTAAGTTTCGCCTCATTGAAGGCGGTGAAGAAATTCGCAAGCCGTCTGATGAACTGCACGCGGTCATCCTTGCGGTGGAACCGGAAGCTGGCCTGTTTGTCAAGACCTACTACGAGGGTCAATACAACAGCGGTGACTCGTCGCCTCCGACTTGCGCAAGCTCAAATGGTATTGCGCCCGATACTTGGGTCACGACGCCACAATCGAATCGTTGTGCTACCTGCCCCAAGAACCAGTTCGGCAGCGCAACTTCTCGTAGCGGCAAGAAGGCCAAGGCGTGTCGCGACAGCAAGCGTGTCTGGATGGCGTTGCCTGAAGACATCAATGGCACTGTGTATGCGATGAACATTCCGGTCACGTCTCTGAAAAACGTTTCCGAATACGGTCGCTTGCTCAAAACCAACGGCTTCCCTATCAGTGCAGTCATCACCAAAATCAGCATGGAAGATGCGGAATTCCCGCAGCTCATGTTTG